TACTGCTATCCTACTGCGTGCAGTATTCGGTAATGACGACATAGCCGGCACCGCCGGCACCGCCGGAGACTGCCGTAGCGCTATTACCAAGCGTACTACCCCCACCACCGCCGCTACCATGTCCTGTGCCTGGGTTACCGTTCGCTGCCGCGCTGGCGCCAACAAGCACAGAAAGACCGCCACCTCCAACTGATGACGAGCCGCCTTTTGCGCCCGGTGCGATCTGAACAGCGCCATACACGAGGCCAGCGCCGCCTGGATCTCCCGTGGTTACAATATCCCCGGTTCCTGCAACGCCTCCGAGGCCGCCTGTAGGCGTGGCGCCGCCGGCGGAACTGTTGGCTTGACCGCCGGAGCCACCCTTGCCGATGCAGAGCGAACCGACTGACGTATCGCCGCCATTGCCGCCAGGATTTGCGCCGGCAGTACCGGCGAGACCTGCGGCGCCGATCGTAATGGACTGGGAGGTGCCTACCGTGGCTTTGGATGATGTTGTGCGCGAATAGCTGCCCGCGCCGCCGCCAGTTCCTCCAGCAGCGAAAGTGGATGCCGGGGCTGCGCAACCGCCCCCGCCGCCACCGCCGCCCCACGCCTCCATCACAGCGACAACCGTGTTGGCGTTGACATTCCAGGTAGCGCTGGCGGTGAACGACGTGACGCGAACAACGAGATTGAAAAGCGATGCAAGGATCGTCCAGGTACCTGGCCCGGTGCTGTAATAGGGCTCGTTGGGACTGTCGCTACGATAGTACAGCGATCCGGCCGCTGCCGTGAGCGTCGGTACACCGCTGCCGAAGAACGTGCCGAAATTGGCGGTGTTGCTGAACCGGACACCGGTCCCTGTCGTGCCTCCGGCCGGGATCGCCGTCGCATTGAATGTCGTCGCGCCACCGGTCAGTAACAGGCTGGTGCCGGTCGCCACGCCGATCGCGGGCGTCGTAAGCGCTGCCGAAAGGATGCTCGGCTGCGTCTGCAGCACCATCGCGCCGGTGCCGGTCACCGCAGCCGACAAGACGACGCCGCCATACGTCAGCGCGCCAATGATTGTCGGCGTCGTGAGCTGCGCCGACAGGATGCTCGGCTGCGTGCTCAATACGGTGCTAGGGCCGGTACCGGTCGCCGTCGTCACGCCCGTGCCGCCCGACCCCGGCAGCAGCACGCCGCCCAGCACCACGTTGCCGGTAGTCGGCGACGTCGGCGTGAAGCCGGTTACGCCGGCCGAAAAGGTATCGACGCCGGCAGCTCCAGGTAAAACGGAAGACCATACCGGCTGGCCATTGGTGGCAACCAGGATCTGCGCCGAAATGCCAGCCGGGATCCATACCGGCTGTGCGCCTGTGGTGCCCACTAGCAATTGCCCGGTCGTGCCTGCAGACACCCAAGAAGGCGGCGCCGCAGTACCGTTGCCCATCAGCAGGGCGCCAATCGTGCCGGCTGCCGTGACGCCCACCGCAGCACTCGAGGCGCGGTATACCACGCCATTATCGGCCTGTGCCGTGAAGCCGTTCAGCGAGACGATGTTGGCGTTGCGCTGCAATGGCGCCTGGAACGTCAAGACAGCGGCGGCCGATGTATTGAAGAACGTCGAGATCTGGCTGATCGTGAAACGCCGATCGACGCCGTTCTGAACAGCCGGAAATATCTCAGTACCGGTGAGCGCGAGACCAACCGGCAGGCCGGGGATATTGGTCGTGGCGACCATGCTATCCCGTCGGCCCTATGTTGACGGGAGGAGTGAAGTTATAGGGCACGCCATTGCCAGGCACGCTTGAACTAGTGCCGGGCGTGCTGTTCACGCCATAAGGCGACTCACCAATCGGGTTCGTCGAATAATACTGACCAGTCATCGTGACATAGATCACACCCGTATTCACGGGCAGACCCGTCGACTGATTGATCGTGCTCGAATTGGTGGCGTAGATGCTCATGCTTCGTCATCCCGGAAAGGCTCGGGCCTCGGCTGCACGATCGGCACGGGATCCGCCGGCAGGATGATGGCGCGAAGCTGCTGCTGCGGGCGGTCGTAGCAGGGCTGGCACACCAGAACGCGCTTGTTAATCAGTTGCGTTCCCGCCCAGTCATACTGCCACCGCAACTTATAATGGTTCCACCACCTGTTGCATCGATCGCATACCGCGAACGCGCGCGGCCTGGACGGGCTCGTGCTGGCGTGACCGGAACGGGATGCGTAAGCCATCGTCTCAATTCCTGTAATAGCCGCTTAGCGTCGGCTGAACGACGAAATTCCCGCGCTCGACGTCCTGTCCTTTCGCCCGTCCCAACGTCCCAGCCGCCGTCGCCATCAGTTCCTGTGTCCGAGACGGCGCCCACGTCCGCGAAAGTTGGGCCGCCAGACCATCGATATAAGCCGGCAGGAAACGATTGACCACGTCGAGCTGCGTGCCGCCGGGCAATACTGCATCCTGGATCACCGATACGTAGTAGTAGTTAGCCTGGGTGTAAGGTGAAGCGTTGGGCGTTTGCCAGAACGTGATGGTGGGCGCGATCAAACGATCGTACCAGTAGACGTTTGGCGTGCTCTGCGCGAGTTTGTCGGGATAGCTCGCGTATTCCGTCCTGGTGATCGGCGTAATGATGCGATCAATATTCACCGTCGTGCCAGGCTGTGTCACGTAGACATCGAGCAAGATGGCGGCGTTGGTCTGCACGGCATAGGTCGGCGTGCCCTGCACGAAGGGGATCGTGATCGGACCTTTCACCTCCCAGAGATTGACGCCCTCGTTCGCCCAGTCGAGTTGCATCAGGTTCGCGGCCATGCGCGCCGTGAACATGTGCTCCTGGGTGATCTGCGGCGGTCTCACCCCGCACAAATGGAAGGCGTAGAGGATACCGTCGCTGAATGCCGGGTTAAACGAATACGTGCCGCTGGTCGCCACATATCACCTCGTCACGACATTGTACTGCACGACCGTGGCCGTGATCGAGCCGCTGCCGCTGTTGAGCAGCAGGCGAACATAGCGCGGCGCATTGGTGTAACTGGTCTGCAAGGTCACGGTCGCCGTGATCGCCGTCGCGTCAGTCGTGTTGAGCCAGTTCACACTGGCCGGCGGCACCGGATTGGTCGGATCGTTGGGATCGTCCAGGGTGGACTGGACCGTGAAGTTGACCGTGCCGCCGACGTCAGCCTGAATGAGCGCCGACGGAGGTGCCCATTCGTCAAGCCGCACCCAGTTCGAACCGGCGACGCCGTTGGTGCCGATCGCCACCGTGCCCGCCGACGCGCCGAGCGACTGCACGGTAACGATACCCAGGTAGTCGAGAACCGTGCTGGCGGCGGCGGCGCTGAGGCCCGTCACGGTCTCGCTGATCGGATTGCCCGAGACGTTTGTGCCGCTGATCCTGAAGCTGAGGCCGGTATCGTTGCCCGAAGACGTGAAGATGATACGCCGCGCGTGATCGAGCGACGTGCCGAGAAGAGCGATGCCTCCGGTGACGATCGAAGCCGGCGCGAACAGGAGGTTCGCGCTGGCTAGCGAGAGGGGTCCGACGATTGCTGTAATCGGGCGCATCGATCAAATCCTTTCGGCGCGCCGGAATGTGCAGCCTGGTCACGCCCTCCGTGGGCCTGTTGCCTGTTTAGTCGATATCCTCGGTCTTGTGATCGCGCGGATCGGTGCCGGCGTGGGCCGAGGAAAGCGGGTTGAAATTGGAGCCGGTGCGACCTCCGCTAGCCCGCGCCACCGCGCCACCGGCCCTGCGCGCCTTGCCGGGGTTCCCGAAATGCTGCTCGCCCTTGACATGCCCGAGATGCCTGGCGTGCTTCATGTGCTCGCCGTGCTCGTGATGCTTGTGGATCTTGGTGGCGCCGCCATGCTTGCGCTTCTTGCGCGCCTTGCCGCCGTGCTTCTTCTCCTCGGCTTCCTTGGCCGGATTAGGATCGCCCTTGCCGGTATTGGTGTAATCGGTCGGCTTGGAGCTCTCCTCCTCCTTCCAGTCGTCGCGCGGCTTGCCGAAATCCTTCTCGCCGGCGGTCTGTCCGACGCCGCCCGAGGCCTTATGCTTGCGATGATGCTTGGCCATTGACTTGCCTCCTAGGCCGGCGTGACGCCGTAGGTGCCCACCGTGGTGATGATGTTGGTCGGCGCGGGCGCCTGCCATACGGTGAAGCGCTGGGTGCCGTTCGACGCCGACTGCACGGCGTAAGTACCACGCGGGTCACCGTTGGTCGACGTCTGCGGATTGGTCGTATCGCCAGCCGTGTAACCGACATTCGACGTGATCAGGCCGGTGTTGGTGTTGGTGCCCCAGGACATATTGACGTCCTGGAAAGTGAGGCTGAACAGCGGGAAGCCGTAAACGTCGCCCGTGCCCACACTGGCCCCGGCGCCTACCGTGCCAACCGGTGTCACGCTCTGCACGTACTTGAACGCCTTCTTGCCCGATACCGTGGTGGCGCCGTTGGCCGTGATCGCCTCGGTCATCGGGAAGCCATAGACGTCGAAGCCGCGCACCGTATAGACCGCCGTGTCGCCCGACTGGGTCGTGATGCGAATATTGCGCCCGACCATGCACAGCGGATTGTAAAGCAGCGGCCCGCTGACGCCCTGCAGCGCACCGCCCGTCTGAACACCCGTGATGTTGCCGGGAGCCGCCGGTACGAGAGGCACGCCGTTGATGTTGGTGGCGCCACTGATCGTGACCTGTGCCGTGACGGCCTGCGATGGCGTCACGAGATAGGTGCCGGTACCGCCTTCGCCGGTCAGCAGACCGATGATCGTGGTGTTGAGCACGACGTTGGTGTTGCCGCCCGTACTCGAGAGTACGCTGCCGACGGTAAAGGTGCCGGTGGCACCGCTCGCCGCAGTGAAGACGTTAGCCGTGATTGAGCCGGTCGCCGCAGCAGTCAACGCATCGAGCACCAGCAGATTGGAAACCACCGCCTGGGTCGCCGCATTGCGGATCGAGGCGCCGATCGTGACACCCGCAGTCGCGGCAGCCGTAACCAGCTGCAGGGCCACAGCCGTGGTCGGCGTAGCGAGATTGGCGAGGTTGCCGGTCGCCAATGCCGCAGGCACGAAGTTGATCGTGAAGATGTCGCCTGCGCCGTTCCAGCCCTGAAAGTTGAGGTTGCCCGGCTGGTAGGACCAGTAGCCGCGCTGGTCGAGCAGGCCGGCGCTGGCGAAAAGCAGCGACGGTCCGCCGCCATCGGGATTGTAGTCCGGCGTCGGTCCCTGCGTGGTCTGGCCGAAGACTACGAACGGGCCTGCCTCATGGGTCGTGGTCATGTGCTAGGCCTCATCAGCTCGTCGGAAAACTCCCCCAGATACTACGCGGATTGTAGTAGCCGAAAGAGTAACGTTCATATCCTTTCACCAACAGGTTGTCGGTGAGGAAATCCACCTGCATATCGGTTTCAAATTTGATGCGCTCCATGTAGGCGAGCCCATCGATGTTGGTCAGCAGGAACCAGGCAAAAGACGACGTCAAGAAGTCGTTCGTCATCCAGGCTTCGGGTAGACCACCGCTGGTTGTAAGAATGGCGTTGACGTCATTATCCGACGTGCCCGGGCGAAGCTCCGTTTTGAGCAGCCGAATCGCTACCGGCTCGAGCGCCGGCGGCACCAAAAGCTTTCGCGCGCGAGCAAACATGCGCAGACCGGCCTGGTCGCGGAAGCCGGTGCGAATCGAGATCATCGCGTTGAGCAGCGTCGCTTCATTCAAGTCGACATCGATCGTCGGGCGATTAGCGTAGGTGCCGGTGTCGATCGGATGCGCGGTATTGCAGAGGGAAACGCCGTCGCCCTGGATCGAGGTGATGAACGTCGTCGCCGTGTTCAGGATGTTGGCGCCGTAGATTTCCTTCGTTTGCTGGAAGGATTCCATCAGGCCAAGGTTCGACGGATGGAACTGGCTCTTGTAGAGATTATCGTCGATCGCCTTGCGAGTCATCGCGTAGCCCACGGCTACCTCGATGTGCTCCTGATTATACACAAATCTTTCGCCGGCATTGTTATCGAAGGCTGTCTGACCGCCTTCGGTCTTAAGTTGGGCTAGGCTTAAGAACCGCATTTCTGCAGTCCTTTCTAAAGCCATACTTGAGACATGTTTAGTATAAATTTTATCATATTGGGCCGGGATTTGCTCATACTTGCCTTCTATCCCGCGCAAGCCGGGCAGCAATAGATCGCGAATTTGCCCAAGATTAACGGCCATCGTTCTCTCCTGCGACTTTAGTCGCGCTCAAGTGCCGCCAGCCCTTGCCCTTGCGGATCAAGGAAATGGTGGAAGTGCTCACGCCGAACAGAGCCGCGAGCTGCACGCCTGAAAGATGTTTATTCATGAGGATCAAATTCACTTCCGGCTTGGTCAGCTTGGAAGTGCCGATCTGTTCGCCCTTTACATCGCGACGGCCACGCGCTTCGCGATCCGCCATGTTATCGGCAACCGTACCCGTCACCAGATGATTAGGATTGATACAGCGCGGGTTATCGCAAGTGTGCCGAACGACCATACCCTCGGGAATGATTTCGCCGGTAAAAGCTTCATACGAAACCCTGTGCGCACCTTGGTATTTGCCGCCGCCATAAAACAATCCATAACCACGGCGCGTTGATTTAAACCACTCCCAGCAGCCATTCGGCGCAAGACGGGCGCGACTCAATAATCGCGCCTGTAGAACGTCTCGTTCCGTAACAACTCGGAATTCGTACACTGCGTTTGTCCTTACGAGATGCCGGTCGGGCCGGCGCCATTGTCGCGCAGCCATTCGTTGTTGAAGCCGACAACAACATGATTGGCCGCGGTGGTGGGATCGGCGCCATTGTCGCCGGGCGGATCGGTGATCAGGTCAATCACGATGAATGGCAAAGTGACGGTCGTGCCGAGCGTGTTGATGAAGGCACCCGACTGACCGTAGCCGCTGGTCACCGAACCGGTGCCCATCGAATACTGCGCGTACTGGCCGACCGGACTCGAGGTGAATGTGCTCAGAGTGCCGGTGATGTTGAAGGTGGTGTTGTTGCCGCTCGATACCCGGAAGCGTGCATTCGGGTCGTCAACCACGAGGGCAAAGGCATCGCCCGTGGCGACGCCAGAACCAGGCCAGTAGTTCTGCCAGACCGTGCGACCGATCGTGGAGTTGAAGAACTGCACGGCGCTCAGGATACCGGCCAGGACCGTGGTTGAGGCCGAACCCTGCACGATGTAGCCGGTTGCCGAGGTGACGGCGGGCTGCACCGGATCGCCGGCATAAAGCGCGGTAGCGTAGCTCGAACTGATGCGCCGACGGGTCATCCCGAAGGTGGCAGCACCACCGGCACCACCCTGGTACTGCAGGAAGCCGAACGGCTTGAATGTGTTCGCCATGACGGACAGCACTCCTCGCGGAGGGCTCCGTCATCGCGCTTCGGGGCGGTCAGGGGCCGAAAAGAGCGCTCCGCATCGGGGGAGCGCCATATCGTTCTACAGCATACGCACAGCTACTAGGGGTTTGTAAAGCCCCTATCGGATAGTTCGGCCGTCTCTCACGATGGCATTGCCCTTGAGCGAGCCGGCATAGAGTGCCTCGTTGGCGCCCTGGATGGCGCCGAAATCGCGCGAGGTCTGGCCCCGGCGCTCAAAACCGCCCTTGTCGCCCGGCCGGCGTCCGCTGAGCTGGGCCAGTTTATTCTCCAGTTCGGCACGCGCCTTCTGGCGATCCTGCTCGCGCAGACGCTCTTCGGTAGCCTTGGGGATCTCCATCAGGATCATGCCGCCACGAGTGATGTAATTCCCGCCCGTCCAGTCCGACGGCATCATGTGCGGGTGACGGTCGAGCGGCACCGCCGTCCAGCCGCGCTTGCGCAAGGACACCAATTTGTTGGGATCGCGCTGGTTCAGCACCGTGTCGACCCGGTACTCATAGTGCCAGCCATGCGGGATCAGGCGCTTGTCGAACCAGAATGCATCCTGCTGGTCATCGGTGCCATCGTCATTGGCCTGCAGTTCGGCCTCGCGCGCCAGCGCCTGTGCCAGCGAAAGCTGATCCTTTTCGATCTTGGTCAGCTTGGCCTTGGTCTCTTCAGGCGTTTCGGCCAGCACTTCGGCCTCGGGCAGATTCGCCGCCATCAAGCCGGTCGCCGCCATGATCTTGTCGAGCTCGTTTACCTGCTCGGGCTTGAGGCCGGTCACCGCCTCAACGGCAGTCGCGTCAACCGCCGCAGCGGCAGCCTTGATTTCCCGGCGCGCGGCCTGCGCGGCAGCCTGGCTGGTACGACGCTTGCGCCGACGGCGGCGAGTCTTGGGCGCGGGTGCTGGCGTAGTGGCCTGTTCATCGCTCATGGTGTGCTCCTAGTGGACGCGCTTGATGTTGCCGGCGCGGATCTCGCGCTCCAACGACTGCGCGTATTCCTGGTACGTCATCCCCGAATCGCGGGCCGCTTCCTGCTGTGCCGGCGTGAGCCGGATCGTGCGAGCACCGCCCCCGCCGCGCGACGGCGCGGCCGGCGATGGTTGTACGTCATCGCGACGCTTCACGACCTGAGCCGCAGCAGCCGTGGGATCGGCCTGTGGCGTTGGTGTCGGTACCGGAACAGGGTCATGACCATTGCCGGACGGCAGCGCCAGGCCAGCCTCGATAAATTGGAAATAGCCGTCGGTGCCTTCGACGTTCCCTGCATCCAGGGAGGCGTAATGCCGCGCCAGGAGCTTGTTGTTCAGCTTCGGATCGAGCACGTACTGCGGATGCGCTTGGATCCAGGCCTTGGCGCGGGGCTGCATGGTCTTGGTGTAGAGCTCGATCTTCTCGTTGTCGCTCAGCTGGTCGATCGTCCTGGGCTGCGGACGTTTCGCCTGTTCCTCGAGCGCCGCCTTGCCGCGCAGCAGATCAGGTTGAGCCGCGATCTGCTTGGCCAAAGCGACATTGAGTTCGGAGTGCTTGGCAAAATCGCCCGCCGCCATGGCGTCGGCCATCTGTGTCTGCAGGGTGGCGATGTTGGCATCGATCGTATCGAGCGCAGATTGGATCATCTGCTTGCGATCATCGATCGCACCGGTTTCGATCGCTGATGCACGCTGAAGCGCCGCGTTACGCTCCTGCTCGAGCTGGCGGTTTTTCGCTTCCGCTTCGTCGAGCCGGCGCTGGACATCGGCAATATCGGCACTGACGGCATCGGTCTGTACCGGCGTCGTGCCTTCGGTCCCCGGCTTCGGCTCTACTGCGGGTTCTTCCGTCACTTCGACTTCAACATCGCCTTCGGCCATGTGTTCGCTCCGTTTACCAGACCACGTCGGGACGTGGCACACGCATGTGAATGACTTTCTCGGGCAGCATGCGCAGCATCACCTTGCTGCCGTGCGCGCCTGCATGCATCGACAGGCCGTCCGATGGATTGACGACGATCCAGTCGCCGACACTAATCGCGAACCCGCGCGTCAGTTCCCTGCCTTCGGGGTTCACGCAGGGTCCAACCTTCAATACCAAACCGACCTTACCCTGATAATCGGATTCATCCTCAGTCTTGGTCGACGTCAAGATACCACCCTTGGTCACGCCTTCGTGCCGGTAGATCGCGATCAACACGCGCTCATTGCCTACTTCAAACGACGAAAGATCACCGATCGCCTTCAGAAGTACCTTGTCGGCCGCAGCCGAATTGCGCATCTGGATAACAGCCATCGATTAGCCTTTCATCACGTCGGCGATTGCTCTTTGCAAGATCGTTTGCGCTTCAGCCAGACCCATCAGCCTACCTGCTTCGTACTTGTAGCGGTCATGATCCAGCATGCCGGCGCAAATCGCTTCTTTCTGCGTTGCTATGGCTTCCTCTAAACGCCTGGCGGCCAGCGTCTCGACGTTGGCGTGGAACGTACTGATCGTGCCGAGCGGGGCTACAGCCATGCGGCGCGCACTCTGCCATTAAGCGGATCGATTGCCAAGGCCACTACCTATGGGAGCGTTCCTGGATCTTGACCTTCTCGAGGCGCCCCAGACCACTGTTCGAGCCATAATCCTTGAGCGGAATAGCATCACCGGTCGTCCGGCCGCCTGACTTACGCATCATCGGCCCGGCGCCGGGCGGCATGCCGCCGGGAGGTCCGCCCATGCCCGGAGGCGGCATCGGCGGCGGACCACCGGCCGGCGGCGCCATCTGCGGCGGCGGCATCGGCGGACGCACCGGACCTTGCGGCGGCATCGCCTGCGCGCCCATCGGGCCACCGCCCGCCTTGGGCTGAGCAATCACGATGTTGATATTGGTCTTGCCCTTGGCGCGACCACCATGAGCGTGGGGCATCCGACCGCCCTCGGGACGCGTGCCACCGTAGTAAGTGCCGCCCTTCTCGTGCGCCGCCGGATCGACCTTGCCACCCTTGGCGTGGAAGCTACGCAGCGTCTTGGCGAGATTGGCTTCCTTGGCCTCGGTCGGATTCTTGCTGTGCTCGGCTTTAGCAAGCTTCTTGGCCGGGATCTTCTTGCCCTCGGGCACGCCCAGCTTTTTGTGCAGCGCGCCCGGCTTGCCAACAGCATCCTTGATCCAGTGAGGTTTGCCGGCGCTCCCGCCGTTCTTGTATCCGCCTTCATGAAAGCTGCCGAAGTCACGCTTGTTTTCGTCAGCCGTGTTGATCATCGACAGCGGTCCGGTACCGGCGCGACCACCGGAAGCGCGCTTGCGCGGCGCCTTGCCGGGATTGCGATCGAACTGAACATGACCACCGTGCTTGTAGATCCTGGGTCGGATCGGTCGCGCTCCGGTCTTGCGTCCGGCATCGAGTGCATCGGGCGGCGGCGCCCAGGAACTGGCATCGACCGGCTTGTACGGATCGTTAGAACCGACCCCGCCGCCTGCCAGGCGCACCGCCTTGGCGCGCATCTCCGAGCGTGCCTTCTTCGCCATTTCGCTCATGCCGTCGGTTCCTTTCTAAGGATCGAGGAAACGCAGGATATCCTCATCGTCCTCCTCGATCAAACGATCCTCTTCGCCCTCGACCCGGCCGCCTTCAGCGCGACCCTCGCGGAACATCGTCTGCAATACGCCGCGGTCCTGCTCGGCAAGCCTTTGCCGCCGCGCCTCTTCGGTCTGAATCAGGCGGCGCAGGTAATTGGGGCCACCTGTGGCGGGCGGTATGGGCGCCGATGTCGCCGGCGGCGTGTCGACGACAACGAGCGGCGTCAACCTGGCCAGCGTCCAATCGAAGAACGCAAAAGGCGTAGGACCAATCTGAAGAGCCTGATTGAGAGGCGGCGTTTCAAGTGCCGACGGCAAAGGCAACTTGGCCAGCGGCCAATCGAGTTGGAAGAAAGGAGGCCCAGAGATGACGACCGTATTGATCGCAGCGATATTAAGCGGCGGTGTCTCGGGTGCTGGTGGCGGTGTTCGCTTGGACAGAGGCCAGTCAAGTAATGCGAACGGCGTCGGCTCGATCTGCAGCACCTGATTGAGCGGCGGCGTTTCTTTTGCCGACGGCAGCGGACTTCTGGCCAGCGGCCATTCGGTTGAATGGAAAGGCGTCGGGCCGATCTGGACCGCAGCATTGAGGGGTGGCGTTTCCTTCGCCAACAGCGGCGTCGTTTTGGCCAGCGTCCAGTCGAAGAACGCGAAAGGCGTTGGACCGATCTGAAGAACCGGGCTGAGCGGCGGCGTCTCAGGTGCGCGCGGCAGCGGTCGTGCAGCCAGGGGCCAGTCGAACAACGCAAAAGGTTGGGCGACCGCGGCGGTACCGTGAACGACCAATCGCGCGAGGCTGATGGGTAGCGGTTTCTGCGGGATCCTCGCAGGCAACGGCCAGTCGAACTGAGCGAAAGGCGCCGTGACGGCAACGATCGTATGGATCGCAGCAATATTGAGTGGCGGCGTCTCAGGCGCGGGCGCTAACGGTTTCTTGGCAAGAGGCCAGTCGTAAACGGCAAAAGGCGTCGGCCCGATCTGAACCGCGGCATTGAGCGGCGGCGTTTCTTTCGTGAGAGGTCCCGCTAGTCGAGGCGACGGCCAATCATAAAAAGCAAACGGCGTCGGCCCGATCTGGACCGCGGCATTGAGCGGCGGTGTTTCAGGCGCCGGCGGCAGTGGTCGCTTCGCAAGTGTCCAGTCGTAGAAAGCAAACGGTGTCGGACCGGCCCTGATCGCTTGAATCAGTGGGGTCTCGGGCGTCGGCCCCAACTTCCTGGTCAGCGGCCAATCGAACATCGCGAAGGGCGCGGTGACGACAACAACAGTATGAAGAACTGCGGTGTTAAGCGGCGACGTCTCGAGAACCGAAAGTGGTCGCCTGGAAGGAAGCGCCCAGTCCTTTTGAGCGAACGGCAGCGTCTGCTGCAGCTGCCGCGGAAGGTCGTTTACCCGCTGCCAGGCTCGTGCGATGGGGCTGTCCAGCGTGAGCGTTCTGGGCAGTTCCATGCCGGCGGTCTTGCCGCGTGGAAGCAGCAATTCATATCTGTGCGAAAGATCGTTGGTCGGAGTCCAGTTACGCGCATGAACCGGATCGAGCCGCGCCGGCGTAGGCTCGAACTGCGCTTTGCCCGGAGGCAAGGCATGCGCAGTGATGAGTGCAAGCCCCGCCCAGACATACTGACGTGCGTGCGTGACGTCCGCACGAGGTAGCGGCGGTCTTGATCCGTATACGCCGCGAAAGGTCATCTGCTTACATCACTGCCTGGCCCATCAGAGTGTCGCCGGAAGTGATGGACGAGAAACCTGTTGGCGCAGCAGTACCAAAGCCGCTTATGACCAGAGTGTATTGGTCCATGGTCCCGGCCGCATCCCACACCGTATACGCCGGAAAGAGCGTGCCGGTAATCGCCGATATGCTGGCCCCGCCAACCTGACTGCCAACCGCCGGGTTCTGGTTGCCTATGACATCGCCGTTCCACTGACCGCCGTTGGTCCTGAACCAGATCAGGTTGCTGTTCGTGTCAACGGCCATGCCAACCACGTCGCCGGTACCGAAATTGGTGAAAACCAGACTGCCCGGCTGGGCGCTGTTGATGAAAATGCCGGTCGAGCCATAACCGCCGCAGCTCAGATTGGCGTCGAAGCCGAGCTGCGCACCGTTGGGATAGGTCAGCGTAGCATTCGCGATCCCGACAGCTCTTTTATTGCCTGTCCCGTTGAAACCGTTGATGTTGAACTCGACGTATATCCTCTGGCTCGCAAGTATCCCGCACCCATCGTCGGCCCGCCCGCTGATCTCAGTGCTGACCGTTCCGTCCGTCGTGACCGTCAGATTGCCATTGCTCAGCAAGGCATGAGCATTTTTGGCTGTGGTGCTCCAGGTAAGCGGCATGGCCTTTAGGCCGCCCGCGGCGCCTCGATGGCCGCATCCCTCAGATAAGTTTCAGCTTGCGCCTTGGCGATCAGGTATTCCTTCGTCGGCGGCGCCGGATGATGGATCGTGGCGAGAACCTGCGGTATCTGGCGGATACCCATCGCATCGCGCTCCTCACATTCCTTGACCAGGAGCTCCATCATGTCGTCATCGACCGGAGGCATACCGAGGCGTCGCGCCGTTGCGATCCGTTCATGACGTGTCGCGGCGAAGAATGCCCACCACAGTTCCATGTCGCGCAGGTGCGGGTTGAAGTTGCCCGGCTGGCTCGCAAATTTGAGCTGATCGGTCCCCGGCATACCCTCCGCGGTGGCGAAAATCGCCGTCTCCACGAGGGCGACGTCGCCCCACCAGAACGGATATCGCGGATCGAAAATGTGGCCATTCACGTCGATCCACTTCTGCGTCATGCCAAAAATCGAGCAGACAGCCGGCTGCAGAGGGTCCATCCATCCGACGATGCCGAGCTTCACCGGAATGGGGTGCGGCCCGACCATCAGGATCTGGATCATGATGGCGTCCCAGTACGGCGTGCAGATCCAGGCATCATCAGGCAGCGCCAGGTAGAAATCGGCCGGAAAGGCCTTGGCGGCCCGGTTCCAGGCATCGCCTATGCCGATCGGCCTCGGCTGAACATAACTGGTGATACCGCAGGAGCCACACGACGCGAAATAATCAATGGATAGTTGATCGTCCGCATCGAGCGCCACAATGAACTGAACATCATGCGCGCCGCACAGGAAGTTGCGGGCGCATTCGATCACACCGGCGGCGCGATGGGGACGACCGCGCGTCGCAACGATGACGGATATTTTCATGCCGCCTCCCGTAGCCGTTCACGACGCTGGCGGTCATATTCTCGCTTCTCAGCTTTACGGGATGCCGCATATGTTGCCATTTGCGCAAGTCGCTGTTCGCGCGTTCGCTCGTAGTAGTCTTTCATGCGAAGGCGTCGCGCCTTACGTTGTTCAACTGTTTCAGTTGTTAAAACAGTCTTTACCCTGTTGTACGCGCAGGTCCGGCAGCGTCGATCGTTGAACTTTTTGCCGTAATAAGTGTTTTCAGCATTATAAGGATGACCGTGCGGACAGTGAGTCCTAACCGCTGCACGCGCTTTATTGGCCGCGATCACTTTGGTCTGCATCTCCGACGATGGCGTCCAAGGAACCAGCGCGCGCATCATATTAAACACCGGTTCAAGCCTGCGAATATAATGCTCTTCGCACGTTAGCAAATCCGCCTGTGCGCACTCTTCAAGTATCTTAAACTCAAACGTTTGCGCACCATACTTCGTCCACGCATGTTGCAGATAGAGACATGGACTTTTACCCGCATTCAATAATCTGCGATGATGCGCCCAACGTCCTGCAATGCGGTGGCTAGAACCGACATAGCATTTACCGGTTTCCACGCAAGTAATAGCGTAAACGCCACTCTTATCCGACGTCGCCATATAACAGGCTCTACACTACGGAATTTCCGGCGAGCTGCGCCAAACTACTCAAAACACCGGCAGCCACCAAAATCCAAGTCATCACCTCGATGATGATATGCGCACCGATCGAACTGGTGGTCGTGCCCGTAAAGGCCGACAGCGACATCTCGCCCAACGACGCCGTGCTGCCGATGATGCCGAACCTATCCTGCGTGTTCTGGTAGGAGGCTTTGACGATGCCCCCGAAGCTGTTGAACGTGAAGTTTTTCTTGGCGAGCGTCACCGTATTGGACCGGATAGGCTGCGTGCCCGATGCCGTGATGAAAGCGACCGGTATGGCCGTGACGACGGCGCCCGAAGGATTGGTCAGACCGAAGGAATTCGGCGACGTGAGCGCCACCATGCCGACGCCCACCGTGCTGTCGCGGCCGAGCAGCATGATGGTAGGCGCCGAAGCCGTGGCCTGGCCGCCCATGTAGACCTCCTCGACGAAGCTCGCCTGCGTGGCCGTGCCGCCCTGAATAGCCATGAAATTGAGCGTGGTGAGCGAGGCGTTGTCGGCGGTGCCCGCGCCGGTCGTAAGGGCGCCGACTTCAAAGACTGATGTACCCATGGTTCAGAAGCTCCTCTGATAGCGATTGAAAATCTCTTCCATTTCCTGCCTTGCGGTCCTGTGCACGTAGCCATTCAGCTTGCGAAGCAGTCCGCAGTTGTCACAGATATACGCATCGCAAGTCCAGCACCATTCGCGTTCGCGGGTGCGCAGCGGATGAGCGATGACATCGCTGCCGCAATGCTTGCAGTTCAGCAGGCCACTTTCGTATTTCTTGCCGGCGCCGACGATCGGCCCGGTAGCGCCATGCGCCGCAGCCCATTCCGGCGTGACGCCGGGCGAAAAGGTGTGATCTATGAGTAGTTCGCCTTGCTGATCTCGCTTGCTTCTCATCGCGGCATTTCCCGATAGACGCGCTTCACACGGTTTTTGTCATCGCGCTCAAAGACCTGCGGCGACGACAGGATTCTGGTCAATTTATCAATCGTTTCGCCCTGATGCGCAACCATGCCAGTAAGACGCTCGAGCGCCTCGACGTTATTCTCAGGTTTCGCTACCACGCCACCGTTCTTGTACTCCTCGCGCGGCGGCTCCTGAGCCCGCTCGATCGCTTTGTCGATGAATGGCGTGGAGATCAGCGGCAGAAGCTTCTGGTCCGGGCTCATATCACCGCTCTGGATATGCATCTTCTCGAGCCGTCCGGCGCCACTCCCGGCGCCGGCATGCATGTGCGGAGCGGCGTCGACAACGCCTCCGTCGGCTTTCGCCAGGACCGGTTCCGGCGCTACTTCGGCTGGTGGTGCAGCCGGAACTGCTCCGGCAGCTCGTCCTCTTCCTCGGCCGAGAGGTGTTGCGGTGCTTGACCCAGATACACCAGGTCGAGGTAGTTTTCCCTGGTCAGGGGAATGTTGTGGCGCTTCATCATGTCCAGAAAACCAGTCTGGATTTTTGAGTCCTCCGGCGAAGGCATAGACCTGCTCCCGTGCCTGTTTCTGCGTAAGTTTCCCGCTGCGATGCTTCTCCCAAATATCATCTATCGCCTTCACGTTGTTTTTGTTCGACTTGAAGGTGTCGTTGAACATGCTGCGGATCCCTTCCCAGGTGATCGACTGCATTTCACGAGGAAGAATACCGCGCTCCTTGGCAGCACGACGATAAGCTTCGGCATAGAGTGGATAGGTACCCTGGATACCGCTGATGGCGCTGCCGCCAGCCGCCGATACACCGGGCGCGGTCGAATTGGCGAAATTGTGCGCCACCTCAGTCGATTTCCCGGCCAGCGCCCGCATCAGCGCGGCAGCCACAGCATGAGTGTCGATCGTGACGTCGCCATGCCTGGCGTCAGGGTCCAGCATGTTGTTATAAAAATTGCGGACCTTGTGCTTCTCGCCCATCAGCGCCGAGATCTGGCTCGGATCTTTTGCCGCCTCGAGCGCGCGGATCGCCTTGCTTATTTCCGTCAAGGAACCCCAACCGGCCTTGCGCTCGGCACCGCCCTTGGTCTTCACCGGTTCGCCAAAATTGCCTTCCGGCGTCACCAGGGGATAACTCGGGCTGTTGTAGGTCTCGTCATGCAGCCTTATCCAGAGCGCCTTGCGCGCGGCCTTCTCGTGCGGACTGCCTTCCGTCTGATCGAGATCATGCAATGACTTGCCCTTGATCGCGTCCAGCAGCGGCATGTACTTGGGCTTGTTGAGCGAACTACGACCCTTGAACGTAGCCTCCATCGCCGGTGTCGTGGTGAAACCGGCATAGAAATTCCGGCCGCCGCCATGCATCGCCTCGATGACCCGCTTGGCGAGACTGACATTCTGGAACCAGTCCTTCTGCGGACTGAGCGCTGCGATGGCGCCGGCGACCGAGTGATCGGGCAGCTTGTACTGCTGGCCGAGGTCTTTCACGATCCTGTTGGCGCCCTTGTACCAGAGCTTGCTGCGCGCCTTCACGGCATCGGGCACGCGGTCGTGCAGATCCAAAAGGTTGTTCTTGGCGTGTTCGATGAATTGCTCGGCAAGCTTGTCGTGCGGCTGTTTGGCAATGCGCCTGGGCGTATTGGGGTAGTCGCGCACCAGGTCGACGTTCTTCTGATAGAGTTCGGGCGTCGACTTGAAGGCCGCCATGTCGACATTGTCGGTCGGCAGACCACCGCCTTTCTTGCTGGTCACCAGTCGCGTCGGGATGCGCGCCGGATGATCGGGTTGCTCGGGCACGCCACCCTCGGCGAAGCCGATGCGCCCGCCCCCGGCATAGGCCGGCTGGCCTTTCAAGATGCTCTCGCGCATCTTAGGTGTGATATTGAGAGAATGCGCTTTAAATAATTCGGGATGGCGCTCGCCTTCGTAAATAGCCTTCGAGTGCGCGGGAGCTTTAATCGAGGAATTAAGGGCTACCTTCGCCTCGGGATCGTGCTTCTTCGCCAGCTTCTCCAGCGCAGCCGGCAGCATCTTGTCGTAGAACGCCTTCATGCCTTCGCCGCCGATCTTCAAGTCCTGACCGTGTAGCGAACGCAAGGTGCCTTTCTTCGGCTGGTTCAATAGTTTTTCGGCCGCCTCTTTACCAATGATCTCGGGCAATTGTTCCGGCAAAACACCCGTGCGGTTCATCACGTCTTTGCCTTGATGATCTCGCGCCACCAAGTTGCTACCGCTATAGTGGATCTCGTTGATGTGCTTGCTGAGATCGTACCGCTTCGCCTGCTCCTCGCCCGGCGTCACCACCAGCTTGTGGTAGCCGCCCTTCGCCGCCTCGTGCAGCGCCCGCTTCAGGCCGAGATCGACCCATTTCTGCGTGCTGTCGACGTAGGGGGCGGAAGGCAAACCTTTACTGCCAACATGCTTTCCGTACTTTTTCTCCAGTTCATTGTACTCAGCAAGACGCTGCGCTTTATCTGGTTTGTTCAACTGATGCGCTACGATTGAACGCTTCTCAGCGGCAATCAGTTCATCGAGCTTGCGCCGTCGATCTTCTTCGAACCCTTTTTCTCTTCCTTGCTGTCCCCAGTCCGACTGCAGTTCCTCCAGGTGCAGCGCCTTCTGGCCACCGGGCAGCGCGCGATCAGACATGCGCAGGTGTGCCAGCACGTTGGGCGTGTCCCAGTGCGATGAGCTATATGTGTCGTCACTGTAGCCAGCCACCCGCGCCGCAGTATCGCGTCCATGTGGCGTCGCGATATCTTCTGCGGTGACAGGATCACCATTGGTCCATGTGCCGTACTTAGGCGGCAAATGCAGCAGCGTCTCGCGGTAGTTCGTGCCGCCGGGGAGGGTATAAGAGTGAAATTTAGTCGGCGCTTCGCTGCCAGAATGCGTCAGCAAGCCGTCGTAATCGTGATGTGGCGCACCACCCAGCGTCGTCTCCTGCACGGGTGGCACGCTCGCATTGAAATGCTGCGCCAGCTCGTCGCGCGTCACCATCGGCTTGCCGGCGAACGCCTGATCGTAATTCGAGTATTTGAATTCGTCGGGCTTCACGCCCTGCTTGGTCAGCATCGCCTTGAACTGCTGCGGCGTGCCGCGCATCTGCGGGAATTTCTGAACGACGTCGGCGGCATGGCTGTACAGACCGACTGGCGAGAGCTGGCGCTGCGACTGATCGTCGGGAGGCAGTTCGCCGTCCATCACAAACCTATCGCCTTACGTATATCCAGCAATTCCGAAAAAGTGAAAGGCCCCGTCATCTCGGGATCTTCCACGTTTTCATATCTCGATACGTGCGCTAAATCCCTTTGAGCTTGCAACAAACCAAGATGTTCTGCGGAATGACGTTGACCATCCAGCGTCCAGTAGACCACATAAAAATCCAGCGCACTCATCACATACCCGGCGGCACGAGGCCGGCCGTCTTCTTGGCCTCGTGCTCGTTCTGGCGGCGCTGTACGTCCTCGAATGCCGGTCGGATCAGGGGCTCGACCAGGCCGGCGCTCTCAGGGTGGACAGCTAAATTCTGGGCGACATCGACCAGCTGAACCCGCTCGGCGATCAAGTCTTTCTCCCTGGCGTCGTCAGCCTTGCGCTGGTCAAGCGCCAGTTCGCCCTGCGTCTTCGCGGCTTTAATTTTCATGTCGCCTTCGCCCAGCACGCTCTCGAGCTGGAACTTCTGGTTAGCCAGTCCTGCCGTCGCCTGGATCTGCTGCGCCTTGGCCTGCGTCTCGACCGTCTTGGCTTGTGCCAACGCTTGTTTGATGTCGAGCTCACGGTTCTGCGCCGCCTGCTCGGGCGTCGGCTGACCCATGGCGCTGACCGGCGCAAAAAAGCGTGTCGGATTGGAAAACCCGATCGCCTCGATGGCCATCGTGTTGGTGGCGATCGGATCGAACATGCCCGGAGGCGATTGGCTCTCCAGCAGTTTTAGCGCGGCGACTTTCACCAGCCGATGCATCTGGCTCGCGGTGTTGGGGTCGGACCGCGGCACGAGATTGCAATCGTCGAGCGCACGCATCAGGGTCGCTTCATCCCAAGGATGGGCAGGTCGCTTGTTGCACTGCCAGAAGCTTTCGGGGTGTTTCCGGAAGACGTCGGCAATCTTGTTAAATTCCTCGGCCTGGCTCCGATGCAGGCCCTTGTGCACGGCCAGCAACTGCTTCTGAGCCTGCTCGATCATCGCCAGCATGGTGGTGGCGGGCGTATCCTCGCGACCCTCCGACACCGGCAGCTCGGCCGTCATGCCGACCCGCTGCGCCTGGCCCACGATGTCCTGGTTGAGCGCCATCAGGGCCGCCTGGCCCTCGGTCTTATAAGGCAGCGGCATCACGGCATCCTTGATCGGCATGCCGTTGGTGTTGACGGCAGCCCCACTGCCCGGTGCCACGCGAATGACCGATGTCTCCTGCCGCATGCCAGCCTGGGCAATCAGGAAACCGGGAAAGTTTGCGAACATGCCGTTATCGAGCATGATGCGCCACGCCGCCGTGCTGGCATTAGTCAGGTTGCTCATAATGTGGAGCAAGCCGATCGGCCAGAAACCCCACCCAGGCACGAACGTATACATCACGAAGGGGATCAGCGGGATCGGCAGCTGCTCGGTGCCCTTGTCGTAGTTGCGCACTACCGCCAGAACCTGCCGGCTCGAGTAGTCGATGGTGATGCGGTAAGGTACCTCAAGCCCCTTTTTGTGCTCAAAGCCTGCGATGTTGCGTTCGCAGTAGATTTCCCAGATCTCGCGATCACGATCCTCCGCGCGCATGGTCGAAATGCGCACGCCCTGCTGCGCCGCCTTTTCCTCCTTCAGGGGATCGTAATCAGTCTCAGCCGGTATACCGAGCGGCACGTCGGCATAGATGCCCAGCACCTGCATGCGTTTCACGGTATTGGGCGCCATCATGATGCGATGGGTGATGCGCCGGGCCGTCTCGAGGCTGGTCGCGGTGTTGCTGACGATCAGATCCTCGACATCGATCGATTCAGAAACCGGGCGATTGCGCTGCGGGCAGTAGTAGACCTTCTTGAAACCGGCGCCGCCGAAACCGAGCTTCAGCAGCATGCGCGACGTGTCGGGCTGAAATTCCTTGGCCACCACCGTCAAAAAGTGGTTGAAATCGGTCATGTAGGCGGCCGCCAGCTGGTCGCGTGGCATGTCGCCGTTATTGTCGTCGTCGCGCACCTTGACCGGGCCGTCAGCCGGCAGCATCTCGGCATCGGCATTGGCCCAGAAACGCAGCACGGCTTCCTGCAACATGGGATGACGGACGGTCGACGTCCCGTCGACCGCACCGTCGGCTGCGTCGCTGGTCTGGTTCGGCACCTCGAGCTTCCAGCCCAGCATCTTGAAGGCCTGGACATGCTGGTCCATCCATTCGGTGCGGCTCTCGATGTCCTGCTTCACGCCATCGATCAGGTCGTTGCAGATGATGCCGAGCTGCATTCTGTCGATGTGATCGACCAGATTGTCGAACCACTTGGGCGGGTTTGGATTGTCGTTAAGCCGGGCGATCGGGTTGCCGTCCACGCTGACGGTGATCTCGCCGTCGGCATGCTCGATGCGCAGGATATTGCCGTCATCGTCGGTGACAGGCCTATCCTCGCCCGGCTCGTGGTCTAAAAGCTCGACCTCGAGCGGGCCGTCATCCTCGGCAGAACTGGGGACCAGGCCGGCGTCGAGCGGGGGTGCCATCAGACCTCTTCAAGTTTCCGCATCACCTGCTGAAACTTGAAGTCTAGCTCTTTGCCGCTTGGAAAGCCATCGGCCGGTTCACAGGGCAGGAAACAGGGCGTGCGGACGTATTTCTCGAAATCCTTGTTGCCATCCAGGTTGGCCCAGAAATCCTTGCGGAACTTGGCGAAATCGACGATCGGCGCGGGCTCGCCGCCGCCCGACAGGGCGATGAAGCCCATGTCGTCCTCGACCTGGGGCGAGAAGCAGTAGTTGTGGGTGTAGCGCGGCAGTTCGCTATCGAGCGTGCCGCCGACATTGGTATCGGCATGGCGGCAGCGATTGGGGGAAAGCCACATCAGGTTCTGGTGGGCGCAATGCATGCGGATATGGTCGTAACCCTGCCAGAAGATGAAATCGGTGTTGGGCATCTGCTCTAACGTCTCGTTATCGCTAAGACACCATGAACGCCATTGAGGAGTCATCGTCAGCGAACCCAAAGTACCTAACCTCGTTGCTGGAACAGTCAGCGAACCATCAGGCTGCCGATGAAACTCTAGCACTGGCCCGATATCCGCTTCCACGCAGGTCAGGCTAGTCTGCACGATCGCCGGATGCTTCCACGCCAGCCACAAGAGATTGGAGAAGAAGCGCTCGGAATAGACGTGATCCGGCAGCAGCATATGAAATCCGGCTTCGGGATAGCGCCCGGCCTCGTGGACCAGCAGGTTGTGCACAACGGCCACGATCTTGAATTTCTCGTGGCCGTTCTCGGCGATGGCTTCGGCATAGCCTTCAGGCAGTCCTCTGATCTCAATCGGAACGCCCGCCGGTAAATAGTCAATAAGCTGATCTTGATCGGTGTAAAGGATCAGCCGCCAACCGGCAGCGTCAAGCGCCTTGCGATTGGCCGGCGCCAGGATCGACGGCAGGCAGTATTTCATGAACCACTCGGTGTAGGTCTCGCCCCACAGCGGGCAGCCCATGACCAGGCGCGGCGAGCCACGATAGAAGCGTTTTTCGAGATACTCCTTGGTGTACCAGGCGACGATATCCATACTCACACTCCTAAAAGTCCGCAGAGTTTTTGGAAACGCTGCTCAATCACGTCGTCAGGCAGGAAGCCGTCGGTCGCCGGTAGGGTCGGTACCATGCAGGGCACCTTGAACTGCGACATGCAGGCGGCAAAATGCGCCAGCAGGTTATGCCTGAACAGGTCGAAAGTCGCCTTGTCGGCCGGCGCATCGCGCGAATTGTCGATCGTGATCAGCGTCATGTCGTCGTCAAGCGTCGGCATGTACGCATCGCCCAGGAAGCGCGCGTCGAGCGTGTCGCTGATATCGGTCGGCACCTCGCGGCAGGCCTTGTTGCTGAGCCAGACCGGCGTGAGGTGCGGACAATGCATGCGAATGCTGTTCTGGCCGCGCCACAGCACAAAGTGCGTGCCGGGCACACCTTCGCTCGGATCCTCGATGTCGTTCATGTTCCAGCTCTTCATCAGGCCACAAACACGCCACCAGCCTAGAGTGCCGAGTTCCTGCGCAGAGATCTCCAGCGTGCCTTCCCAGGCTAGAGCATCAAGTTCGTATGCCGCTGCTTTTTCACTGACAATTAAGGCCTGATGGACGATGACATCGTGCGTCTGGCCCAGCGCCAGCAGGCGCTCGAAATAGCGGCTCGAATAGACAATGTCCGACACCGCCATGCCGAAGCCGGCGCCCTTTTGCGCCGCCTGATGGATCAGGAGGTTATGGACCGCCGACATCAGGCTGTACTTCCATTCAGGACTGCGGTGAAGCAGATCGGCGAGATCGTCAGGCAGCAGACGCCAGCCGATCGGCCTATTCCATAGTGCCGATACAGCCTCAAGGCTCTGCGCCGTCTGCCGATCGACGTAAAGCACGAGCTCCCAACGTGCAGCATCCAGCGCCTTGTGATTGGGCGGCGCCATCATGGATGGCAGCATGTAGTTCAGGAAGCGTTGCACGTAGGCTTCGCCCCATAGCGGGAAACCCATGACGACGCCGGCATCGTCGCGCTGATAGTGACCTGTAGCAAGTTCCTCCTGATACCAGGCATCGATCAGGGGATGATGGGGAATGCTCACGACAAATGCTTCCAGCTTTTTCTTATTTTGATATCCGATATAATAGACTGACTGACATTATAGCGATCAGCCAGCGCCTGTTGCGTACCAGAAGCCGCGCGAATTGCCCTTACATCATCTTCCGTTAAAGTTGTCATCCCATGTCGCCCCTTGGCGGTCATGTCTCGCATGTTGTCAGTATGTGTACCGAGAAACAGATGATCCGGGTTAATGCACTGCCGCACGTCACATTTGTGAAGCACATCCAGACCTTTAGGAATAGCCCCGCGATGCACCAACCACGACAACCGATGCGTCGCGCGCTGCTTCCCGTTATGGCGCACAAGACCATAGCCAGTCGTGTCAGTGCATGCCTCCCACAGGCGACAACCGCTGTTAGGTTCGGGGATCGATTTAGCGAATAATTTTTCAGCGATTGCATCGAGCGATAGAGCGCGCGCTACCATGTGTCATTTCCTTTTATGAAATACGCCCCGCAACCGTTCGGCACAGATTGGATCGGCCATGGCCGCTGATTCGTAGCCAAGTATTCGTAGGTCGCAAGTGTAGCGCCTTCCCAAATACCAAAATCATCTAAGATCACAGGTCCACCAACACTCACCAACGGTACTAACTCATCAAGACAGCACTTCACGGGAGAATGCCAGTCGCAATCCACCCGCAGCACAGCGATCTGCTGCGGTCTGGGCCGCAGCGGAAGCGTTGCCTGCAGCCAGCCGGCGCGCAAGATGGTGTGATCTTCAAGATCAAAATGCCTGATCGCTTCCTTCACCTCGTCAAGCGGCGCGGCGCAGTAATTCTGCTTGTCGGGATCCGGCGCACCGGAAAGCGAGCGCTGCTTCCACCAGCGCGCATGCTCGCCGTCCTGCGGACTGATCGCGCCCATGCCCTGAAAGCTGTCATACATCCAGACCGGTCGCTTGATCTCGCCAAAGGCGTAGCGCTGGGCCAGCAGCATGGCGAAGCTGCAGCCGCCTTTCCATACGCCGCATTCGACGAGTTCGCCCGGTATATCCGCCTTAATGGCGTCGAGCGTGAGCTCGATCGTCGTGGCGAGGCCTTCGTTCGGCACCATGGTGTAGGGGCGCACTTCGGCGATGATGCGCTGGGTCAAATCATCCATGAGGCTTCCGTAGCAGAAGCAGACCGTCACCATAGGGCAGGATCACCGGCGAGAAGCCCTCGAGCTTCGCCACCTGGTCCAGCAGATTGCGCACGCCGCGGCCCTTGTCGGTCGTCGGTTCCAGGTTGAGCGTGTCGCCCTGGCAAAAGACGTCATCGACCACGAGCAGGGCGCCGGGTCGGAGAAGGTCGAGCAGCGGCAAGAGAAGTCGCGCGTAGTCTTGCTTGGCGCCGTCGAGAAAAATCATGTCGAAAGGCCGCGCAGCAGCGCCGCGCCAATCTTCTACGACAGCCAATGCATCGCCGAGAATCGGCTCAATACAATGCAACATACCGTTACGATGAAAATTATCTCGCGCTATTTTGTCGAATTCCTTGCCCTTCTCGATCGTAACGATAAAACCATTGTTGATTTTCAAAGCCTCGGCCAGGAACATCGCCGACACGCCGATGTAGGTGCCGATCTCCAACACATGCCTAGCGCCGGTCAGGCGCACCAGCAATTGCAAGAAATGCAGGGTCGAGAGGTCGGAGCCCAAGGTCTCGTAGGTCATGCCGGGCTTGAGCTGAATGTCGAACTTCTCATGCACAGATTTGATTGGTAGAACAGACTGCGTGACGCGCAGCAGCGCATCGTAGATGTAGCCGCCCTGAAAGAACTGCCGCATGGCGACCTGCACAGGCAGCTGGCGATCGCGATTGGTGTAGTCGTTGTCATCGGGCGGCAGGAACTGATCCATCATCCCATCCATATCTGGCCCTGCGGCCTTCCGTCGATCTCTTCGCTGAAACGATTGAGGCCGAGCTGCCCCGCCTGCACATCGGTGAATGCTTTGATCCAGTAGGACCGGCTGGCAGCCTTGGGCCAGCCAGGCGGTGTACTCACATTGACGCGCCACCAGCGTTCGCCGCCGCCCGTGACCATGTCGCGGGGCTCGACGGTCGCCTGGGCAGGTGTGGTAATCATCCAATCAGCTTAACAGCATAGAACCCGGACCGTCAATGACGGTCCGGGGAAATCGTCAGTCGGCGTCGACCATCTCGGGCGCTTCGACATGCGGCTGTTCGAGCTTCTCCTCGGGCAGCGACAGAAGGGTGATCTCGGCGCCGGCACCCAGCGACTGAAGGGTCACGATCCGATCGTTGCTGAAGCGCACGGCATCGTGGTGCCGGGTGTTGGCATCTTTGTCGACCTTGACGAAGATGACTTCCTCGACCGGTCCCATGCCTTCGCCGGCCGGGCAGGTGCTGGCGATGCCGGACACCAGGAGCCTGCTGCCTTCCTTCAGGCAGGCCGCGGTGCCACAGCCATATTCATTGGCCGTGCCTTCGACCTGAAGGCCGAAAGTACCCGACGGGAAGCGATGCAGTTTGTATTTCGCGCCAACTTCGGCGTCCTGAGATTTGTAGGCTTCAAGTGAATAGTCGCACAACTTAGCCTCCATCAATGATGCCAAGGGTGCGGGCCGCGGCGCCCCTAGGCTGGATACAATTTCTGGGGCGGCCTCCCCTTGTAACGCAGTTCCTCGTTGAGCGCAGCGGTGATTTCGAGCCCTCGCTCGAGCATGTTCATCTCGCGCAGGTGGCGCAGGCAGAGGCTCACGGTATCGGTGAGATCGTCGTGCTTGGCGTTGGGGAAAACGGCGCACTGGTCGATCACCAGTTCCGACCACGGCCGCTCAGGCGCGTAGATCAGCTTGTCCTCGAAAATGTGCTGGATCGAGTAAAGCCTGGCCACCTTGTCGATCGCCTTGGGGTCGATCAGCTGGATGGCGTAGGTCCGCTTGAACAGGTCGATCATCGCCGGATCCTGGATCGTGCCCTCGGTCATCAGGCGGCGGATTTCCTGGCCGATCGAATGACCGGCCGCCTTGTTCTCGATGACGAGCTTGTCGATCTTCCAGCGATGACAGGTCTG